AGCAGCTGTAGAGCTGGCCGTGGTTACCGGGGTGCCGCACACGGTGTGGCTGGCGGATCTGCGGGCGATAGCGACCGCCCACGCGGTGCTGGTCGAGGCGCGCGGGTCGGCGGCCGGCGCCGACCGGCCCGGCGGGCGGGTGGTGGCCAGTGGCTGACGAGCTCACGGTGACGATCGAGGGCGCCCGGGAGACGCTGCGCGCGATCGGCCGGCTCGGCAAGGACGCCAACGCCGCAATCCGGGACGCCGCCACCGAGCTGGCCGGCGAGCTGGCCGGCGCCGTACAACGCGCCGGGCGCGCCGAGGGCCGGCAGGCCGGCATCGTCGCCGACACCGTGCGGTCGCGGCGGGACCGGGTGCCGGTGATCCAGGCCGGCGGGGCGAAGCGGATCGGCCGCAACCGGGCGCCCGCCGGCAAGCTGGTGTTCGGCAGCGAGTTCGGCTCGCACCTGCCGCAGTTCCGCCCGCACCTGGGCCGCGGCTCGTACTGGTTCTACCGCACCGTCGAGGACGCGCAGGCGCCGATCGCGGCGGCCTGGGCGCGGGCGGCCGACGAGGTCGCGCGGAAGTTCAGCGAGGACGCCTGATGGCCACCAGCGACGCGAGCCGGACCGTACGGATCAAGTTCGATGGAGACGCCAGGGGCCTTGACCGCGCCGGCAAGCAGGCCGCCCGGTCGATGGGTGAGACGGAACGGGGATTCGTCCGGCTACAGAGCCGGCTCGGCCAGTTCCGGGCCGGGCTCGGCCAGTCGATCAAGGCCGGTACCGCGCTGCTCATCGGCGCCGGCCTGACCGCCGCCAAGGGATTCGTCGACGCGCTCGACGTGGGCGCGACCCGGTCCAAGCTGCAGGCGCAGCTCGACCTCACGGGGGCGCAGGCCGACGCCGCCGGGAAGACCGCCGGGAAGCTCTACCGCGCCGGATTCGGTGACAGCGTCGCCGATGTGAGCGGCGCGATACGGCAGGTCGTGACGAACATCGACGGGCTGCGCAACGCGAGTCAGGCAGACCTGCAGGCCATCACCGGGTACGCGCTGAGCCTCGCGAGCGCGTTCGACCTGGACGTGGCCGACTCGACCCGGGCGGTCGCCCAGCTCATCAGGACCGGGCTCGCGCCGAACGCCAAGGCCGCGTTCGACCTGATCACGAAGGGCGAGCAGGTCGGCGCCGACAAGGCCGGCGACCTGCTCGACACGTTCAACGAGTACGGGACGCAACTGCGCAAGCTCGGCATCGACGGGCCGAAAGCACTCGGGCTGATCAACCAGGGATTGAAGGCCGGCGCCCGCGACTCAGACATCGTTGCCGACGCCTTGAAGGAGTTCAGCATCCGGGCCGTCGACGGCTCGGCCCTTACAGCGCAGGGGTTTAAGGCGCTCGGGCTCGACGCCCGGAAGATGGCCGAGCAGATCGGCCACGGCGGCAAGGGCGCCGCTGACGCCCTGGACGTGGTGCTCGCGCGGCTCCGCTCGATCCCCGATCCGGTCAAGCGGTCGCAGGCCGCCGTCGCGCTGTTCGGGACGCAGGCCGAAGACCTCGGCAACGCCCTGTTCGCGCTCGACCCAAGTAGGGCCGTCGCGACACTCGGCGCAGTGGCCGGCGCCGCCGACAAGATGGGCAAGACGCTCTCGGACAACGACAAGGCACGGCTCCAGTCGTTCAAACGCACCTTGCAGGTCGGGCTCGCTGGCGCACTCGCCAACCTGATCAAGGGATTCGATACCGGAGCATCCAAGGCGCCGGGCTGGGCCGGTGCACTCCAGACCGTAGGCGCCGCGCTGAAGTCCCTGTGGCAGTGGGTGAGCGACAACCGCGACAACTTCGCGAAGTTCGGCCTCATCGTCGGCCAGATCCTGCTCGTCTTCGGCGGTACAGCGCTGAAGGTGATCGGCGGAGTGATCGGAGCCATCGGCACACTGATCGGCATCTGGGGGTTCTTACTGGACAAGGTGCTCGACGTCTTCGGGGCGATCGTCCACGGCGCCGCCGCGGCGTTCGGCTGGATACCCGGCCTCGGCGGCAAGCTAAAGGACGCGCGGGACTCCTTCGATCGGTTCCACGCGACGGTCAACAACACCCTGACCACCGCGGCCAACCAAGCACGCACCGCGGGCCAGAAGCTCACCGACCTCGGCGACCAGGCGCTCGGCGCGGCCGGCAAGGTCAGCAAGATTCGCGACCAGCTCGGCAAGCTTCCCCCGACCACACACATCCGCGTGGTCTTCGATACCTCGGTCACCGGGCCGGGCCGCGGCGCGCTCAGCCGCCCCGGCGTACTGGTCGGCGGATTCGGCCACGGCGGCCGAGTGCCGAATCTGCCCGGCTCGATCCCGGGCCGCGACTCCGTGCCGGCCATGCTCACCCCCGGCGAGATCGTGCTCAACCAGGCCCAGCAGCAGGAGCTACGCCGGCTGCTCGCGCTCGGTCCGGCCGCGGCCGGCGGCGCCGAGCTGGCCGGCGTCGAGCAGCGCGTGACGGTCGAGCTGGTCTCTCGCGACCCGCTCATGCAATCGCTACTGGCGCTGGTCGACGCGCGCGTGACCAGCTCGGCGCGGTCGGCTGTTGCCGGCGCGGTCGCCGGTACGGGACGGAGGCGCTTGTAGATGCCCGCCGCCAGCATCCACACCGCCACCTACGAGGCCAGCAACGCCCGCGTGCGGCTCAACCTGTCCGGGTTCGCCCCCGGCACGACCGCGGTCCAGATCACGCGCCAGAACACCGTCACCGGCAAGACCTCGCTCGTGCGCGGCGCGCGCGCTATCCCGATCGCCACCCCGGCCAGCGACACCGTGCAGGTCCACGACTACGAGTACCCGGCCGGCGTGCCGGTCGAGTACGCCTACTTCCAGGTGCCGGACAGCACCCGGTACCAGCTTGCCCCGCCCGCCGCCTACGACCTCAGCGCGGCCTGGTGGAAGCACGTTCTGCGGCCCCACCTCAACCGGCAGATCACCATCGTGGACTACACCCCCTACGACCACACCCAGCGCGTCACAGCGAACGCGGTCGTGCGCCGGAACCTGCCGGTAGCTGGCGGTGACGTGCGCGCCGGCCGGTCGTACTCGTTGACCGTTCGGGCCGCCGACGCCGGCCAGCGCGCCGACCTGGACGACCTCCTCGCGGTCGGCGGCGTGTACTACATGCACTTGCCCGGCGGGACCGACAACGTGCCCGATCCCGGGTACGTCATGGCCACCGACGCCCGGGAACTGCGCGCCGGCCGGGCGCACTCTGCCGTGCGGTACTTCGAGCTGTCGCTGATCGAGGTCGCCGCACCCGACGCCGACCTGGCCGGGTCCGCGATCACCTGGAATGACGTGGTGGCCACCTACGCCACGTGGGACGCCCTGGTGGCCGCGGTACCCACCTGGAACGACCTCGTGGCCCAGGTCGCCACGCCGGCCGAAGTGGTCGTGACCTGATGCGCGCGGTCAGCTCAGCGTTCCTGAATAGCCTGTCGGGTTCGACGCTGACCACGGCCAGGGTGCGTGCGGTCGACCCGACCAAGGGCCGCGGCGGGGACGGGCTGTTCATCCCGTTCACCCCGCCGCTTCCGATCATCTCGGGGTCGATCACCCTGGACGCAACCGCAGATGAGCGCGCCCGCGTCGACGACCTCACGATCGCGCCCTACTGGCCAGACATCGGCCAGGACCGGCCCAACAGCGCCGGCCGATTCAGCACCGCGGTGACCGAGCTGAACATCATCGGCACCCAGGCCAGCCAGCGGCCCGGTAAGCCAGTGTGGCCGCCCACCCGCGAGTGGTCGCAGACCGGACCGGTCCTGTCCGGTAGCGCAGTGATCGGCCACAAACCGCCGCTCAGCCCCTACGGCCAGTTCCTCGTCATCGAGGCCGGCGTCGAGATGGGCAACGGCAACGTCGAGTACGTGCGGCTCGGGTACTACCGCATCGAGTCGATGGAGCAAGAGGACGAGCCGGACGGCCCGATCACCATCGGCGCTCGCGACCTGATGGCCAGCGTCATCGACTCCCGCATGACCTTCGAGCGCACCTTCCCCTCCGGCACCACCATGGCCGCGATCTTCCAGACGCTCCTGATCAGCGACCGCGGGCTGCCGTTCGGGTGGGAGGTCACCGACCTGATCCTCGACGGCGGGTTCGCCGCAGACACCCTGGCCGTGGCCCGCACGACCGAACGGGAGCGGTTCGAGTTCCTGGACGGCCTGGTCAAAGAGCGCGGGTACCGGTGGTACGCCGACGGCAAGGGCCGGATCGTCGTCGACCAGGCCCCCAACCCGCTGGCTCCGGTGTGGGACGTCGCCGCGGGTGCCGGCGGATCGCTGCTGCGCAGCGGGCGCAAGGTGACCCGCGACGGGGTGTACAACATCGCCGTAGCCGACGCCGCGGGCGTCAGCGACAGCCCGGCGGTGCGGGCGTGGCGCTACAACTTCGAAGGCTGGGACAGCCCGACCTACGTAGCGGCGTTCGGGTACGTGCCCGCCTTCTACGAATCGCCGACGATCACCGACCTTTCCTCGGCGCAGGCCGCCGCCGACACCGTGTACGCGGCAAACAAGGGCGTCCCGTACCAGCGCACTCTGGTCACGATTCCCAACCCCGCGCTCGAACCCGACGACCCGATCCGGGTCTACCCGCGCGGCACACGCGACTCCCTGGACTACGAGCTGCACATCGCCGAACAGCTGAGCATCCCGCTCACCCCCGGCGGCACGATGACCATCCGCACCCGCGAGCACCGGACCACCTGATGAGCGACCTCGGCTCCTACCTCGCGCGGACCAGCGAGGCCGCCGGCCAGCCGCTACGGCTGGAGATCGGCGAAGTACTCGGCTGGACCGCCCCCGGCAACAACCTGATCCAAGTCCTCGGCGGCACCGCGCAAGACGTGCGGGCGCTGGCCGGCCTGAGTTTCGTCATCGGTGACACCGTCGCCCTACTCAAGAGCCGCGGCGGGTACCTCGCAATCGGAAAGGTGGTGTAGCCCGGTGCCCGGGACCACGCCGTACCAGGCTCTGCCCTACCCGACCGGCACGGACACACCAGCCGGCATGACCGAAATACAGGCTCTCGCAGTTGCCCTGGAACCCAAGCTGGTGATGGCGTTCAGCTCGGCGGCTGACCGCGCCTCCAAGATCGTCACGCCGACCGAGGGCATGTTGTCGTGGCTGAACGACGCCAACCGTTTCGAGTACCACAACGGCACGGCATGGAAGCGGATCGGCGCGGCCGGCGACCAAATCGGCTGCCGCATCCGCCGCAACGCAACCCAGCCGATCAACAGCGCGGCCTCGACCCCCGTCAACTTCGACACCCAGGACGAGGACACCGACAACTTCTTTACGCCCACCAGTCCCACCATCACGATCCCGAGCGGGCTCGACGGCTCCTTCGCCGTCCTCTACCGCCAGATCCTCAGCGCCAGCCCGACCGGACGGTCATTCGCCGAGGTCGCACTCACCAGCTCCATCCCCAACACACCGACCGAATTTCGGTTCCCCGGCAACACCACCGAAAACGGCCGCATCGTCGCCGCCCTACCGGGCATACCGCTGGCCGGCGGCGACACCATCACGGTGAACACCTTCCAAACCTCGGCCGGCCCGTTGAACCTCACCGCCTGGATGTCTGTCTACCGCGTCGGCGACTAACTCGACGCGACTTGACCGCTCCGTGGTCGGGCTTTACGTGACCCGTGTATGTCCTCAAACGAGCTCGCACGAACCCAAAGACGACGTCCGCGACCGCGCCGAGAGTACGGCAACTCAGCCGTGCTGGCTGGCACTCAGGATTCTGCGCTCGTTTCGAAGCGGCCACGTAGTCCTTTCTGAGAACCGCTGCTTCGGTCTTGAGTTCATTGCCGACAAACCGACACAACCAACGATGGTCGCGCCATTGGACATATCTGGCTCCAATTAGGCCCACGACTGGAAGGAGGACAGGCAGGGTCTCCGGCGGAGGGAGACTGCCGAGCGCCAAACCGAGAATGAGTATGAAGAAGAGGCCAGCCCCCGCGGTGCCAAGTGCAAAGTCGAGTACTCTCTTTCGCACCTTGACGTTGCGACGGTACCATTTGCCGAACGACAGCGAGGCACTACGGGACAGGATGACGTCTCCTACTCGGGACAGTCGATCCAGATACGAGATAATGTTGGTCGCGTCAGACAAGTCCCCGACCTGGCGTACCCTTCGAAGTTCTCCTCGCAGGCTTGCCAGCTTCCATTGAATACGGTCGAACCCCTTCGTGGGTTCATTAAGCATGTGCCCGGCAAAAGCTCCCGACGTGCAAACAAATAGTATGCCGAAGCCGATCGAGGTGAAGCCAACGCTAACTCTGGATGCCGACGAGTGCTCATCAACGACTAGGCTGGCACCTACACCGACTATGGCGCCACTGATTGTCCCTGCCGTAGGAATCAACAGGAGAGCAGCGAATTGTTCGCCCGGCCTGTCGGGAGCAATCTTATAGTACAGCCTATGTACGGACCTAGCCAGTGTGCGGGTCGTCAGGCTATCAGTCAGGGCAGAGATGAGTGCGCCGTAGCTGTACGCCATGATTACAAGTATGGCGACCGCAGTGGCCACTTGAGCCACAGAGGTAATACCATCGTATTGCTGATTAAGAATAGCTTCCTCCGGCTCGCGCTACTCGGGCAGGACCGCATCTATGGGTTGGTGGGTGCTACGGACAAGCCCAACTTTTCCCTTACCAGCTCAGCGAGGCCGGCAGCGTGGAGACTGTCGGTGTTGTATGCGGTCAGCGCGGCCGACCAGGCATTCTCGGTCGCGGCGTTCGCCATAGCGCTCAGCGACACCTGATCCTGGGCGAGCGCTTGCACGAGTTGGTCGATCGTCGGCTGCACTGCGGCCGGCCACCGAGTGGCCAGCAGGCCGGCGCTGAACGCCCGGTTCGCTGTGGCCGCGTTGCCGGCGGCCCGCTTCGCCCGCGCGAGATCGAACGGGACCGCGGTCGCCGCGGCGTTCAGCGGCGCGATCGTCGCGTTCAACGGCGCGACCGCCCCGGTGTAGGCGGCAGCGGCCTGCGCGACCGTCAACGCGGCCGGCGCCGAGCTGGACGAAACGGCCGGCGAACTGGACGAGCTGGATACCGGCGTCACGCCGGCCGCCTGGCTGTGCTGAGCGCTGGAACAACCCGCAAGCACCATCACGGCGCCGGCCGCGCACACCGCAGCCCAGGTGATCCGCATCCTTGCCCCCCACCGATCAGTCCGGCGGACATGGTGCCAGCGCACGGTGTTGTCGGTGGAGAAGGAGGGCAGGGTTCGCACGATCGAGCGACACGGCCGCACGAGGGTTGCGGCCCCCGCTCCTGCGGATCAGGTCACGCCCGGCTGGTTGCCGGCGGCCTCCCCACGGGGTCCCACCTCGGCGTGCGGCTGGGGCCACCGCGCCTTCGGTACTCGCAGGAGCGGAGGGTTTGTCAGGAGCACCGGCCGTGTACCTCTCTGACAACATCCAAGCTACACCTCAGATCCGCAGAAGGTCAATATGTTAGATCAGCGCTCCGGTGACAATGCTGATCAGCTCTGCGGTGTCCGCTGGTCGAGGATGCACGCCGCCGGAGAGCATCACCGGCTCTCGGCGCCCCTCCACCCACGTGATGCGACCAACGGTGAGTACATCGCGCGCGCCCCCGTCGACCAGCACGACCGGTCGGTCCTGCGCCGCGGCGCGCCGCGCCGCGGCCGGGGTGACTGACTGCCAGCGCAGCGGGCCGAGCGCGTCGGCGAGCTGCCCCTCGGGGTCGTCGCGGACCAGGAGCACCGGGGGAACTGCGGCGCGCCCCTCGTCGGCGTCCAACCCCGCGGCGATGTACTGCACGGTCAGCGTGCCGACCGGCACGCCGGTGCGCTGGTGTTCGGCGTCCAGCGCCGTAACCTGGTCAACCTCCAGGTACCACTGGCGCTTCACCCGCGGACCTGGCGGCTCAGCGATCCCTGCCGGCGCCGGCGCAGACAATCCCCGCGCGACGTATGCGCGCACGAGGTCAGCCATCGGCACCCCCGTGTCGGCGGCCCTGGCCTTGAGACGATCCAGTAGCGCCTGAGGGATCCACCGGGCCGGCGTCAGCACGCGCCCGAGGTTAGGTCGGCCGCCGGTACGTGTCCGGCGGGGGAGTGGCTGGTCGGACATCCTCTGGCCTCTCTCGCTGCGCGCGCCCTCAAACATGCTCCGTGAGCTGACAACCGTCGACATGTTAGCTGGAGCGGCGCGGGCCCC